AGTTCGAGTAGTACATATTGCTGGAGTAAATTGATCAGGAGGTTCAGGACGAGAAAAAGGAGTGGAAGGGTTATCTCGCACTCCTCGCACAAAGTCTTGGGGGTGTCGTACCTCCCAATCAGAAGGACACACCATTAACCCGTCCCACCTCTTTTTCAGTTGGGAGCCTTTGTATTTACGACCACACACCTCACAGATCGCGTTGAAATCACCTAGACTCAGGTAATCGGCGCGTCCCATAAGTTAATCTCCTATTCCCGGCCAAGCTAACCATTTGCCTTTAAGCCCAACAGAACCTTTTTCAGGCCGATGGACGTGGGCAGGCAAGTGGGCTGATGTAACACCGTTGACCTTACTTGCCGAGCTTTTGGAGGAGCCTTTAGAAGGGGCTGAAGCGGGCTTAGACGGCCCGCCTCCTTGGGTAGGTTGGTTAGGCATTTATTTTATCGCAGTGAAGTTTCCGAGACGGCCAAAATGTAATCGACCACAAGGGACTTAGCCACAGCCGTAGCCGTCTGAATACCAACAGCCGGAGCAATGTTTGCCGTGGTCAAGTTAGTGAAGTCGGTCAGTGACACAACACGGATACCGTTTGCATAGACATACAGTGTGGGGGTCGGACGGCCGTCGTACTCAAAACCGATTTGAGTCGGGGTAGCGGCGGTCAAAGAAACACCCGTAGCCAAAGTCGTCGTAGTGCCGCCTTTGTTGAGTACCAGACTCAACGTCGTTGCACCTTCAGCTTTGGTGAAATACACCCCATCTGTCGGAGCAAACGCAGTACCGCCTGATTGAAGGCCAAAGATAAAGCCGGGAGCAGTCACATCAGCAGCAGTAATGTTTACACCAAAGTGTGCCCTGTATCCCGGAGTGATTTGGAATGCAGCAGGGTTCTTCAGGATGTGCTGGATGTCAGCGCCCGTTGCGGCGGTCGTAAGGGTGATGTCACCGTTATTACCAGCAGTCAGCGCCGCAGTACCCGTGCTTGCCGTAACCGTCCAGTCACCAGCAGCGTAGGTATCAAAGTCATTAAAGTATTGATGAACTGAAATCGGGCTAGGAACAATCAGATCAGCAAGAAAGTATTTGGGAGCGACGGTAGAGACGCCGCTCGGGTAACGTACAGGAGTTGCCATTTAAAACCTCTAATTGACGTTAATCAGGTTAACGCTCGGGCGAGCGTCAAAGGAGGGAAGTTCCGGTTACTTAGGCTTTGCCAGCTTTTTCACCGGAGTGTTACGCTTCTTCTTTTTACCGGGGAGTGCTTTCATTACGGGCCATTGGAACCATAGACCGCACGCGGATCAGTCCAACCAAAGGTGTAACGCTGATACGCTTTAGCTTTCGCATTCATCGTATCGAAGTCGTTATCTTGGTCAAACGAGATTGCCTCACGCTCATAGAACTTCATGCCGTTGTTCACGTTGGTTCGGAGGAACCAGGCATTCGGGTTAGTGAAGTAATGGTTGAGCTTAATGCCTTTCGGGAAAGCATTAGTCGCGTTGATCACGTTGATGTCGTTGTTGGCCGTACCAGTCTGGTAAACAGACTTCATAATACGGTTAGCATTGAACCAGTTAGCCGGAGCTACGTGAAGCGACTGAGCCATCAGGTTGATAGTCAGATTACGATCATCCGTCGCTTGCATGATGAGAATAGCCATATCCTCAAGAGCAGCTTCAGACAAGTCAGCATCGACCGCTTGCTTGTTAGCGAAAGTACCGCCGGAGGTATTCGGGTGAGCAGTGCTGAACAGCGCTACACCATCTCCACCTACATACGAGGAGTTGAAACCTCGGTTGTAGATGTTTGCACCTACGCGCTCTTGGGTTTGACGCATTGCATTAGCAAGGGCCGGAGCACGAGTGCTCGACACTTCCATATACAGGTCGTCTTTCAGTTCTTCGTGAGTCACGATATAACCCAGCCCGTAAGCAACGTGGGTGTATCGAGTCAAGAAACCCTGAACTTCAGAGTCGTAAGTGACGCCAGCACCCTGAGCTTTCACAGGAGCCAGACCGAAACCTACCAGTTGTACATCTTCTTCATACGCTTTGTCCGAAGTAAAGGTATCGAACAAATCCGTATATTCAGTCTGGTGCTGGTTATACATCCGGCCCCAGATTGCTTTCACCCCAGGCCAAAGAAACTTGGGGTGATTGCTAGTCATAATTACGCCTGCCATGTGTTTTTATCTCCTAGTTAGACGCCAGCGGTATTGCCAGCCAGTTCATGTTGGTTAATCCGCACATAAACTTTGGCGTAGCCAGAAGTCAAATCCACATCGGGGCGGTACGGTGCGCCAAGCAGGCGAAGCTGCAAGGTGCTGGTCGTAGCAATAGACGAGCTATTAACGACAGAAGCAGATTGGTTGGCGGGAGCCGTCGGGCTTGCAATGGTGAGGTTAGCGTTCTTGTTAAAGAACGAACCAGAGCCGGTCAGCGTAAGGGTGCCAGAGTCAACCTGAGCTTCAAAGATCGTATCCGGCGCGTCTGCAACCCACACATAATATGCATAGGCTTTGGTTGCCGGAATAGTCATTGCAGCCAAGTTGTTAGGATCAAAAGCACCGGGAAGATTACCACCGGGAGTGGAGACACTCGTACCAATACCAACTACCACACCACGAAGGGTATCGCCAGCAGCAGCTTTTTGAACTGCCGGAGCACCCGTCAAGGCATCACCACCAGCAGCCGATTTAACTACATCACCAATTGCATAAGCACTGGAGTCCGTGGACGGAATGTAGTACATCTGGACTTGCTGGTTCCAAGGAGAGCCATCCCCGTTTCGTACAGGCCGAAGCCCAAACGGAGCATTAGTATTTGCCATAAAGCAATAAACCTTTGTTTAAAAGCTTTACCGAATCTTGATACCTTCTTTTGGAATGTAGCTGGAACGGTTAAAGCGGGAGTCATCAGATTGCCCGCGTCGGAGAGCATCTTCAAACACGTCAACCTGTGCTTGCAATGCCTTCTGGTCTTCGTCGTAATACTCTTGCTTGATCTTCATCAAGTAAGCGTAAAGACTCTCTCCATTCTCCTGACGACCGACAAGTTTTTTGATTTTGGCAGCACCCTCAGGGAGTCCTACCTCAGTCGGAGATACATGTTCGTACCCACCTTGTACCGCACTAAACAGACGATCATTCTCATCGTTAATCCAATGAAGGTGATACCCTTCGATCAGATAAGGAACAGTGAGCTTGGTGCGAGGAACACCCATAGGGACGCGTTGACGATGTGGCGTTTGTGTCTGGCGCTCTGCCTCACTACGAATAACAGTCTCGGATTTTGTTGCGGTTTCTTGGCTAGTTTTTTGGTAGGCCATTATCTTAGTTCCAATCGTAGTCTTTGATAAACTGCTCACGGGTCAAGAGCTTTTGTGCAACGAATTTGTCGCAAGCTTTCTTGGCTTCTGGAGGAAGGTTATCGTAAGAGTGTTTGCCACTCACTTGTCTGGAGTCGCCACTGGCATCCACGTTGGATGCTCGTGCGCGGTTTTGGTTCTCAAACTTCTCAGGATAAAGCCGTTTGACTTTAGCCTCTACCTTGTCTAAGAAAGCTCGACCAATCAAAGCTGGTTCCCGCTTGCGCAGGGCTTCAGCTTGTGCGTCGGCTTCTTGTGTTAGCTCAGTATCAGAGCCATACCAAGAATTACTAGACCGCCAGTTAATAAACTCGGGGTCAGGTTCGTTCGAGACCTCCGGGGGTACTGGCGTAAGAACCTTGGTAGCTTTTTTGGTACGTTGCTCTTCCTTGATTTCATCAATGCGATCATCAATCTCAAGGATACGGTCGGCGTCACCCAACTCTAGAGCTTCTTTCTTTTCTTGTCGGAGTTCTTCAAGAGCACGCTTGTATGCGCGGGCTTCAGTTTCAGCATGGTATTTTTGGAATTCCGCAACGGCTTCCCGAGTTTCCTCAAGAGCACGGTCACGTTTTGCGAGTTCCCGTTCTAGCTTTTCCAAATCTTTTCTAAGGAACCCATTAATCTCACGCCCCTTCTTTACGAAGGTTTCAGCATCACGCCATTCATCTGGGTTGCCTTGAAACTCCTCTTTCGGTTTCCAACCAAAGCGAGTAGCTTCTGCAACGATGTCTGGGGACACTTCATTGTGCGTTTCTTGAACTTCTACGGCGTCTGTCATTTATCTTCTTTCTTATCTAAAAGACCGTTCACATCAATGTCGCGAATCAGTCGGTAGTCTTCACCATCTTCACCTACACGCCATTGGCCTGCATACTTTTCAAAGATGATTGTGTCACCGACGTTGCACCACGGCGAAGGGTCTGCTTGATCTTTCCAACACAGGTTGCCAATTGAAACTACAACACCTTGGGTCTGTGCCATCTCTTCACGCTCTTTTTGAGAGCCTACATGGACGATAATTCCGCCCTCAGTCTTTTCCTCAAGCTTCTTTGGTTTGACCAAGAGCTTGTAGCCAACAGCAGTAAGTCCAGAAGTATTAGTCACGGGCATCCCCCAAAGTCTCAACCACAGTTTCGTAATCTACTTGGGACAACAGCCATTCCAAAACTCGTACTTTACCGAGTGCTTCTGCATTCAGTTGGCCAGTGATATATACGTCAGAGCCAACATAGCTACCATGAGTCCAAGCATCTTGAATCTCATTCCGCTGGGCCTTGAGGAACTTCCGAAACTCCTGCGTCACCTCGTTCCGTTCCCATTCCTGCCACATCTCCTTGGTGATCATCCTTACTCTCTCCTTGAGCTTTCTGCATTATCTCCAACGCTTTGAGCAGGCCGTCTTGGTGGGCTTTCGCTGCACCAATCTGAGATTCAATAAGGGCAATTGCGTGCCCGGTCGGAACCCCTTTTGCTTCTGCCAAAGCCTTCTCTGCTTGTGCATACAGGTTTGCAATTTGCGCCCTGTTCACATCTACTTCTGACATCAATTTCGCCATGCCCAGTTGGTTCTTGAGCTTGCTGTCCATCATCTTTGCTTGAGCTTTCATTTGCTCAATTTGCATCTTGAGGGGCGGAGGCGTTTGAACAGCTTTCGGGCCTTTAGGATCAGGGAAAAGTTTATCCACATCCAAGACACGAATAGCCTTTAGGAAGTTCTTTTCTACTTCGTACTTGTCGTAACCCGGCACACTCATGGCAGCTTGTTTGATCATGGTGGCTTGATTCAGACGTTCGCTGTCGCTAATCATGTGCGGGTCAGCAGCAGGCTTAATAACTTTTGAACTAAAGATGTAATCATCTTTGTTCGCAAAATAAACATCACCAGCAGCATCTTGAAAGTCCTCACGGGACTTCATGTAGATTTGATTGAGTTTGTAAAGCTTACGAAGCTCCTCCGTGAAAGCACGGTAGTTGCGTTTGAAAATGCCGTTAAAAAGTTTCTGGCCTTCTGAGATCATGTTGCGGCTGGTTTCAGCGGGAGTATTCTGACCAGGGTTTTCACCCACCATAGGATCAGTAGCCATCCCGACACGCTCACCATACGAGATCAAAAGACCGAGCAGCTTAAACAAAACATCAGAGGGTTCTCGAACTGGCAGCGGGATGATTGACTTGTGCAAATCATCGCCCGTTGAGTCCACCTTTTTCCATTCAAAAGGACGGAAACTGTTATCCCCAGATCTGAACTTTGCCCCACGGCCAAGGAATCCCCCTGCCGTGTTAGACAGTGTGCCTGCATCGGTAAGTTGGTTCACAATGGTGTTGATGGAGTGGTTCAAAGAACGCAGTAGCGTACCAAAGCCCATACCATACACACCGCCATCCGGGCTAGGGATCAAGGTGTACTGGGTGTAGTACTCATCAGGTTCGATAGAGTAGATACGCCCATCTGATGTTTTCTTAATCGACGTGGTATCGTAGCGAGCTACAATGCGCATCAACTGCCTTGTGTCTTTGCGGACAGTGATGATGTAAGGCTCGCTGTAACCGTCTCCGTCAAGGTCTAACCAAGTGTGTTGCTCAAGCAACGTAAAGGGCGTAAGCGGGTCGTTAGACGGCTTGCTGATGCCTTCTGCTTCTTGTGCTTGAGTTTCTAGTACATCACTACCTTCGACAGCCGCATCAGTCCACGTGTCATGCTCTCGGTAAATGCCTTCCACAACCCGTTGCCGTATGTCATTCGAGCTAAGATAAATCTGCTCAGTGACCCGGCTGGCAGCAGACAGAGACGGGGCA